CGGTATTCGTGGGACGGGTTTCGTTTCTCTGGCATTTGACACGCCGTCTACCGTGAGTCGCAGTGCCGCACGGAGCGGCTGTTTCTCACGGACGAAAGGACGGACGATATGCGAAGGATTTGCATGGCGATGGCTCTGGCGTTCTGTGGCGTCGTGGCCCACGCGGATAACGTGGTGATCAACGCCAGGCGTGTGAACATCACATCGGCACAACAGGACGCCGAGACGATGGCACGCACGGGCATCCTGCGTCACTGCGGCACCGCTGGTGGCAGGCGAGAGGGCATCGGCTTTTCGTCTGCTTCGCCAGACGCTGCGCTGCGTAACTGCTGCTACTACGGGCGCTACCGCATCGTGGAAAAGGCAGTAGCACGCGGCTCGCGTGGCTGGTTCGCGGTGATTCGGTACGAATGAAAGCAGAGTGGCTCACGGTCGAGTTCTTCGGCGGCCCACTGGACGGCGCTTTACGGCCCGTCCAAGTGGGCACCGCCATTTACTACCTCGCCAATGGTGCGGTCATCCATGCGTACGCGCTGGACGAGATCCACGAGGGGCATTACGTGCGACAGGTGATGCGGCACTACGAGATCATCCACTCGTCGTGGTTTGCTTGACGCTGCTGCGACGATCGGGGCATGAAACCGATCACGTTCAGCGTTCCAGGCGATCCAGTGCCACAGCCACGAGTGCGAGTGAGCACACGCGGCGGCTTCGCCAGAGCATACGTGCCGTCGAAGCATCCCGTGCATGCGTACCGTGACGCGATCCTGCGTGAGGCTATAGCGTGCGGCCTGACGCCAATCAGCGAACCGATTGAGGTGATTGTCGATGCGGTGTTTGTGCGTCCCAAATCGCACATGACGAAGCGAGGCGTGAAGGCGACGGCGCCAGTGCTGCCACGAGCAGACGTAGACAACGTGGCAAAGGCAGTGCTCGATGCGTTGAAGGACGTGTTTGATGACACGTGTGTCAGGCGATTGATTGTGGAAAAGTCGTGGGGCGATGAAGCGAGGACGACGGTGCGAGTGCAGTGATGAGTGTTGCAAAATGCAGCGGTAAAGCCTGCCACAGTGGCAGTGTTGCAAAATGCAAAGGTACTTCGGCAGGGGTGGACGCTAGGCAGGCTCGGCGATCCGCCAGAAATATATGCATCGTGAGCGGCGCTAATGGCGAAGCAGTCCACACCCAAAGCCAAGGCAAAATACGCAGCCCGCAAAGCTCAGTCCGCGTCGTGGAACAAGCGGCAGTCTGCAGCGGGCCGGGACATCGGCGAGATCCCAGCAGTTGCCGACGCCAAACGTCACAAAGCGTGCCGCGAGGACTTCCGGCTGTTCTGCGAGACCTACGGTTCCGAGTCGTTCCCGCTGGCGTGGAGTGCTGACCATCTGCGTGCCATCGACAAGATTCAGCGTGCCGTCCTAGCCGGCGAACTGTTCGCCTTCGCCATGCCTCGCGGCTCTGGAAAATCGACGCTCTGCGAGTGGGCGTGCCTTTGGGCCATGCTATACGGGCACCGGCCGTTCGTGATGCTCGTGGGTGCTGACGCCGCCATTGCCGGCGGGATGCTAGACAGCATCAAAAGCCACCTGGAGCAGAACGACCTGCTGGCCGACGACTTTCCGGCGGCGTGCTGGCCGATCAGGGCGCTGGAGGGCATTTCGGCCCGTGCCCGTGGTCAGACGTGCGGCGGCAGCCCTACGCACCTTGAGTGGCTCGCCGACAAGATCACGCTGCCGTGGATTGAGGGGGCACCGTGTGCCGGTGCGGCTGTGCGGGTTGCCGGAATCACGGGCCGCATCCGAGGCGTGAAACACACCCGCCCAGACGGCGTTACGGTGCGACCGTCGCTGGTGCTCTGCGACGACCCGCAGACCGACGAGAGTGCAGCTAGCCCATCACAGGTGGCCAACCGCGAGCGTGTCCTGTCCGGTGCCATACTCGGGCTCGGCGGCCCAGGCGTGCGGATGTCAGGGCTTTGCACGATCACGGTCATCCGTCCCGACGACCTGGCCGACAGGCTCTTGGACCGCACGAAGCATCCGGCGTGGCAGGGCGAGCGGTCGCAGCTGGTCTACGAGTGGCCGACGGACGAGGACTTGTGGGGGCAGTACGCCGAGATCCGTAGGCAGGGCCAGCGTAGCGGGGAGGGGACGGCTGCTGCTGACGAGTTTTACCAGCAGCGGCAGGCAGTCATGGACGCCGGCTCTCGCGTGGCCTGGCCGGAGCGTAAACACGAGGACGAACTCACGGCGATTCAACACGCATGGAACTTGCGGATCGACCGTGGTGAGGCGGCGTTTTTCGCCGAGTACCAAAACCAGCCGCTAGCGGACGACATCGCCAGTGAGAAGCTCGACCGCAAGCATCTAGCGACCAAGGTTGTCCCTCTGCCTCGTGGCGTGGTGCCGCTCGGACACAACACGCTGACGGCGTTCGTGGACGTGCAGGAGCGTCTCCTGTATTGGCTGGTCTGCTCGTGGGGCGAGTCGTTCGGCGGGCACGTCGTGGCCTACGGCACCTACCCTGACCAAGCGGCAAGCGTGTTTGAGGCGTCGTCGGCAAAAAAGACGCTGGCAAATGTTAGCAAGCAGGGTTTTGAGGCGGCGCTGCGGGCCGGGCTCGACAAGACAGTGGAGTTGCTTCTCGGGCGTGACTGGAAGCGCGAGGACGGCGCCGCCGTACGTATTGACCGTCTGATGGTCGACGCCAACTGGGGGCGGTCCACGACGACGGTGCGGACGTTTTGCCGGCAGACTCCGTTTGCGGCGTCGATCTACCCGTCACACGGCAAGGGCATCGGTGCCTCATCGGCGCCGCTTGCCGAGAAAGGTGCGCGTGGCGACAGGCTCGGTCTTAATTGGCGAGTCGGGCAGATAAGCGTCGGCCAGCGATCCGTGACGTTTGATACGAATTTCTGGAAATCCTTCGTGGCGGCTCGTCTCCGCATGGGTGTAGGGGCACCTGAGACGATCACACTGCACCAGGGCGACCACGAGTTATTGCTGCAGCATCTGACGAGCGAGTTTCCGGTGAGGACGGAAGCCCGTGGCCGAGTCGTTGACGAGTGGAAATCGGCCGGCAAGGAAAACCACTGGCTCGATGGCTTGGTGGGCTCTGCCGTGGCTGCGTCGATTGCAGGCGTGCAGCCTACGGCAACAGAGGCGGGAGGCCGCCAGCGGAAGCGTGTCGTGATCCCAACGAACGCCCAAGGCAAGAAGGTCATCACAGTGAAGAGGTTGGCATGAACATCGCCGTACTGGCTCTGGACTCAGTTGACCCTCGTGATCTGCTGGCGATCCGTTGCCGCATGACCAGGGCGGACAGCGAATGGCAGGCAGAGGTGTCCGACGTATTGCGGGGCGAAGCCAGCAGCATCACGCCGGTGGCGTTGTGCCATCGTGATGGCGGGCTTGTCGGCTGGTCTTGCTCGCACGTCTGGCGTGACACGCAGACGCTGGAGCAGTGGGTGGACGAGAAATGGCGTTGCCGTGGTATAGCCTCGGCGCTATCAAGTGCCCTGATTGCCCATGGCACGCTGGACCGTGGGAAGCCGATTGCCGTGTTCAGCGAGCCGACCCATACGATTGCCGTCCGCCTCGGGTTTGACGACGTGCGTCACTACCGACGAGACGGTGCCGACTGGGTGCAAGTCTGACGCCACACCCCCTCTCGTCTGCCGTGACTCGCCCGTAGTTTCGTCCCAATGAGCGACGAACTGCGGGACAAGATCTCCGAGGTTGCGCAAGGCCCGAAGCGTGTCCGTACGGACGCGGGCGAGGTCGAGGCGCAGGACATCGGCGACATGATCGAGGCCGACAAGTATTTGTCGGGCAAGTCTGCCGTCTCGCAGACGTCGACCAGGAAGAACCGTGGGCTGCGGTTTAACCGGTTGATTCCTCCGGGTGGCGGCTCCTGATGGGCCTGTTCGGCGCATTCTTTCGCGGCAAGCGGCAGCTACAGCCTGTGGCCATGCCGCTGCGCGTGCGTGCCCGCTACGACGCCGCCAGCGAAGGCGACGACCGCAAGCATTGGGCCAACGCCGATGCGTTTGCTGCGGATACGGCGCTCTCGCCGATGGTGCGTCGGCAGATCCGCAACCGCGCCCGCTACGAACGTGCAAACAACTCGTATCTCGCCGGGATTGTTGAGACGCGGTCAAACGATTTGGTCGGCACCGGCCCACGGCTGCAACTCGACACGGGCTCGCCTGACGTCGACCGGCAGGTGGAACGACTGCTGTTCGATTGGTCGTGGTCAATCGACCTGCCCGGCAAGCTGCGGACGATGGCGGATGCCAAGACCATCGACGGCGAAGCGTTCGCCTTGATGATCTCGAATCCACGTCTGCCGGGCGTGCAGCTTGACCTGCGGCTGGTCGAAGCCGAGATGGTCGCCACGCCGACTGAGCTGATGTCGCAAACGGTGACGCCCGACGGCAGCACGGTGGACGGCTTGGAGTTCGACGCCGTCGGCAACGTCGTGGCGTACCAAGTGCTCAACTACCACCCCGGCGCGAATCATCGCGTCAACACGTTTGAGTTCCAGCGTGTTCCGGCGTCGCAGATGGTGCATTGGTTCAGGGCACAACGTGCCGGCCAGCATCGTGGAATCTCCGAAGTCGCACCGTCGCTCAAGCTCTTTGGGCAGCTTCGCCGGTACACCGAGGCAGTGTGTGCGGCTGCGGAAACGGCTGCGGATTTCGCCGGATTTCTGCGAACGAACAGCCCGGCGGCGGAAATCGACGAAGTCGATGCGTTCGCCGAAATGGAGATCCAAAAGCGTGCGATGGTCACGCTGCCCGACGGCTGGACTTTCGAGCAGCTCAAGGCGGAGCAACCGACGTCAACCTACGCGATGTTCAAGCGCGAGATCGTCAACGAGATGGCGCGTTGCCTGCAGATGCCGTTCAACGTCGCTGCGTTGGATTCATCGTCATACAACTACGCCAGCGGGCGGATGGATCATCAGGTCTACGACAAGACCCTGCGTGTCATGCGTGACGAGGTCGAGCGTGTGATGCTCGACCGCGTCTTCTCCGCGTGGGTCAACGAAGCCACGCTTGCCGGCATCCTGCCCGACGGTCTCCCGCCCTTCTCCGAGTGGAACTGGGCGTGGGTATGGGACGGCAAAGACCACGTCGACCCGGCGAAGGAAGCCAACGCCGCCGAGACGAGGTTGCGGACGCACACGACCACGCTTGCTGCCGAATACGCCAAGGCCGGCAAGCAGTGGGACGTCGAACTGCGTCAGCGTGCCGCCGAGATCGCGCTGATGAAGGAACTCGGTATCTGGGTTGATCTCACGCCGGAAGTGAACTACGGCGGAACGCTCGATGAGAACGGCGAACCAATGGGGGCGCAATGAACGCACTCAAGCTTGATTCAGGCGTCACGTTTCTGCAGGCCGCCGAAGGCGATTCAGCGCCGGCTGGCAAGAAGTTTCGCATCGTCGCGTACACGGGTGCCCAAATCCGACAGGGCTGGAGCCGCGAGCCGGTAGTGATCGACATGGCTGGCATGCAGCTGCCGGCGACTGTGCCTGTGGTGCTGGGGCACGACTACTCGCTCGGGTCGATCCTCGGGCAAGGCCGCCCGTTCATCGAGGCCGGGCAGTTGATCGTGGAAGGCGAGATCCTCGCCAGCAATGGCAACGCTGACCAGGTCGCGGCACTCGCTGCGGCGGGCTACCAGTTTCAGGCGAGCGTCGGCGCCGATGTTCGTCGGCACCAGAAGTTTGATGCCGATGCCGCCGCAACCGTCAACGGGGCAACCCACGTCGGGCCGCTCCGAGTCGTCAAAGCCTCCAGTCTGCGGGAGGTTTCGTTCGTAACTCTTGGCGCTGATTCGCAGACCAGCGTCGCCATTGCCGCCGAAGAGGTGGCAGAGGAGTCTCCTATGGCGCACGACGCCAACTCGACGCCCGACCAGGCTACTGCCAAGTCGGAAGCCCCGGCGATTGTCGCCGGCGGTGCTCCCATCAACGAAACGCTGCCGGTCAACGCCAAGGGCGGCGACGGTGCCAGCCTGGGCGACAACCAGCCCGCGATGGATGCTCTGCGTAAGCAGATCGTCGCTGACATCCGTGCCGAGTTCCTCGGCGTGGCTCGCAGCGAGCGGCCTGCCGCTCCAGCGGTTCATGTCGTCGCCAACGTGGCGCCGACCGCCGAGGTGATCGAAGCGTCTTTTGCCCTTCAGGGCAGCCTGCCCGGTGTGGAATCCCAGTACGACGCGAAGGTGCTCGAAGCGGCCCACAAGGCGCGGCGGGAGCTTTCGCTCGGCGAGGTGATCGTGCAGGCGGCCGTGGCCAACGGTTACGACGGGGCGCGTCGGCTCAACGCCGCCACGCTGCGTCCGATCCTGGCTGCCGCGTGGGCGACCCACTCCATCAGCGGCATCCTGAGCAACACCGCCAACAAGTTCCTCTTGGCCGGATTCAACGGCGTGGAGAGCGCGTGGCGGTCGATCAGCACGGTGCGTTCGGTCAACGACTTCAAGACGTTGACGAGCTACCGGCTCAACGGCGGCTTCAAGTTCGACAAGGTCGCCAACGGTGGCGAACTCAAGAACGCTTCCGCCAGCGAGGAAAGCCGGACGATCAGCGCCGAGACCTACGGCATCATGACTTCCGTCACCCGTACGGATCTGATCAACGATGACCTCGGTGCCCTGACCGCTGTTCCGCAGCGGATCGGCCGTGGTGGTGCGTTGAAGTTGAATGACGTTTTCTGGGCCGACTTCGTGGACGATGCGTCGTTCTTCACGAGCGGCCGTGGCAACCTGTCTGCGGGATCGCTGGCGCTGTCGCTTGCGAACCTCAAGGCGCTGGCCACGAAGTTCAGGAAGCTCAAGGATCCCGACGGCAACCCCGTCGCGGTCGAGCCGCGGATTCTGCTCGTGCCGGTCGATCTGGAGCTCGCCGCTGCCGAGATCATGGGCTCGACCCTGATCCAGAGCGGTGCAACCGGCGGCCAGCCGGATCGGAACGTGCTCGCCGGTCGGTATCAGGTGGTCGCATCGACCTACCTGACCAACACGACCGATTACTACCTCCTCGCCTCGCCGGCCGACATGCCGGTGATGGAGGTGGCGTTTTTGAACGGCGTGCAGAGCCCGATCGTCGAGACGGCGGAAGCCGACTTCAACACGCTCGGCGTGCAGATGCGTGGGTATTTCGACTTTGGCGTGGCCAAGGCCGAGTACCTCGCCGGCGTGAAGTGCGATTCGGCTACGTGATCTAGCCCCGGTGGGCTGGGGCCAACCCAGCCCACCGGGATCTTCAAACTCCAACAACAGAAACGAGGTGATCTGATGGCTTCTTATGTTCAGGACGGTGCTCTGCTCAACCACACGCCCGGATCTGCCGTGGCGGCTGGCGAGGTGGTCGTGATCGGCTCGCTCGTGGCGGTTGCTCCGCGTCCCATCGCCGCCAACGCGCTCGGCTCGTTGGCGATCGAAGGCGTGTGGGCTATGCCGTGTGCTACCGGTGCGACCGGCGCGCAGGGCTCCGCGATCAACTGGTATGCGACGTCGGGTGTGGCGCACGCCACGACCGGCACCGCTGCCGGCAAGCTCGCCAAG